CTGAATCTTCAGGCGGGGGGTCATACGATTATTTGGTTCGGTTTGACGTGGAGCTTAGAACTATACGAGCAGGCGAACGCGCGTCTCTACCGGCAGGGGCAGCAGAATGCAGTGATTGTGCATCACTTAATAGCCGAAGGAACGATGGACGAACAGGTGTGTTCGTGCTTGTCAACGAAAGGGAATCAACAGGCCGGATTGATGGAAGCGGTAAAAGCGAGAATTGACGTATTGAACAATTAGTTATACAATGATAGGCAAATAACCGAATACAGAAATTGTAAGAACGTGAAACCGAAGGCAAGTAGCCAACATACTTGCTTTCGGTTTCTCTTTTTTGAGGTGAAATAAGTGGCTGACGAATTAACAGATCGACAAAACGCCTTTATACGAGAGTATCTGAAAGATTTTAATGCGACACAGGCCGCTATACGGGCTGGGTATTCTCCTACGTCTGCGGCTGAAAGTGGTTGTGAAAATCTAATAAAGTCTAATATTCGAAGTGAAATTGATCGAATTATAGCGCAGCGTGCTGCCCGTGTCGGAATTAGCGTTGAAAGAGTGTTGCAGGAATACGCTCGCATTGCGTTTTTTAATCCGACAACCGTCGTATCTGTCACGGAAAAAGGCACGGTACTCATTACGCCGACGGATGAACTGGATGAGGACGACAGCGCCTGTATTGCGGAAGTGTCCAGCAAAGAAACGCTTTTTGGCGCTGACGTTAAAATCAAATTCCATGACAAGCTGCGGGCGCTTGATACGCTGGCCAAACATTTACGGATTGTTAACGACCCCAGTGTTGGCGAAGTTGTTGAAAGTTTCGCGGAAGTGATGACCGCTGCCAAGGAACGGGCGCGACGTGCTGAATAGTAAGTTTCCGTTGGCGTACCAAAAAGAATACGCCGACGATATCGAGACGTTAGGTCTTAGCGCAGACCCGCTCAAATGGGTGATGTATAACTTCCCCTGGGGGGAGCCGAATACACCCCTTGCCAATGAAATGGGACCGGATGATTGGCAGAAGCTTATTCTCAAATACATTCGTGACCAATTATCGCTAGGCCGGGTACTGGATCAGGTGATTCAGGAAGCGATTCAAATCGCGGTTGCATCTGGCCACGGCGTGGGTAAAAGCGCGTTGGTGTCGTGGTTGATTCTTTGGGCGCTGGTTACGTTTGTTGATTGCAAAGGTGTTGTGACGGCAAATACAGCCACGCAGCTTTCAACCAAGACCTGGCCGGAACTGGACAAGTGGCATAAGCTGCAACTATTCGGCAAGGAATTATTTTTCGTAGCCGCCACGTCCATTCATTCGACGGATCCGGAACACGAAAAGACCTGGCGCGTGGATGCGATACCCTGGAGCGAACACAAGTCCGAAGCCTTTGCGGGTCTACACAACGCTGGAAAACGCATTTTAATAATTTACGACGAGGCGTCTGCCGTAGCCGATAAGATTTGGGAAGTCACTGAAGGGGCCTTGACGGATGCGGATACGGAAATCATCTGGGCGACGTTTGGGAATCCCACGCGGAACGTCGGCCGGTTTCGGGAATGTTGGCGCCGGTTTCGCAGCGGCTGGAAGACCTGGTCGGTTGATAGCCGCACTGCAAAGAAAGCGAATAAGACGCAAATTCAAAAGTGGATTGAAGCCTACGGGGAAGACAGCGACTTTATAAAAATCCGTGTCAAGGGTGAATTCCCCAGCCAGTCCGAACGGCAGTTCATTGGTTCGGTGCCGGTGGAAGCGGCGATGAAGCGTCACCTGAATCCGGATGAATATAACTGGGCCCCGGTGATTATCGGAGTGGATCCGGCTTGGTGGGGTGGTGATGAAACTGTCATCGTCATGCGCCAGGGCAGACAGGCTGACATACTCAAAGTATTGGCCAAGAATGATGATGATGTATTCGTGGCCGGGCTGGTAGCCCACTACGAAGATCAATACAAAGCCGACGCCGTGTTTATAGATCAAGGCTACGGGACCGGCATCTACAGCGTAGGAAAAAACCTGGGGCGTACCTGGACGCTGATTAGTTTCGGCGGCGCGCCGATTCGTAAAGACGTGGCGTACAAGCGCGATGAAATGTGGTTACTCATGCGTGACTGGTTGGCGAATGAGGGCGCGAGCATTCCGGATGACCCGGTGCTGTTCGCGGATTTAACCGGGCCTGAATACGACATGACGTTAAAAGGGCAGGTCAAACTCGAATCCAAAGACGACATGAAGGATAAAGGCTTACCCAGTCCGAACCGCGCTGACGCCTTGGCTCTCACGTTTGCAATGATGGTTGTGAAGAAAGACCATGACGCCAATCGGTTGCCTGGGCAAGGCCCAACAATCGCCCGTACGGATTTTACAGTGAAGACGTTTACCAACGCCTCGGTAAAAGGCGAACGATATAACCCGTTAAGGAGGAACTGAGATGTGTATTGCTGCAATATTGCCTTGGATAGTAGGTGCGGCGTCGGTGGCATCCATAGTGAAAGCGTTTCAACCTCCACCGGCCGCGCCGAATATTCCTGACCCCCCAGCGCCAGCCGCGCCGCCGCCTACACCGGCCGCGCCTGTTTTGGCACCGACACCGGCTGCGCCTACGGTTGTAAAACCGCCGACGCCACCGGAACCAACAGCGGTGAATCCGCAAAGCGTGTCCGTATCGGCCGGGTCTTTGGCAAAAGACGACCGTCGCCGTCGCGCGGCGCTTGAATCATCCTGGTTGACCACGAAACAGACGGGTGCATCAGGGCTTCTCGGGTCGGCCGCTACAAAGAAATTGAGTCTACTCGGCGGGATATCAACGCCGCTGGGTAGTGGAGGCGTATAGTGGGTACACTGTTAAGCACGATCCCAACGCCGCAAAAACAAATAGACGCCGGTCTGTTCGATCGCTCGGAACTGACGCGGCGCTTTGGCGCGCTTGAAGCGGAACGTGATTTATGGGTCCCTAAATGGAAAGAGATTCGGTCCTATATCAATCCGTGGCTCGGTGAATTCAAAGGGGAGTCCAAGACCTCCCGCGACTATGCCCGCAAGGATGAAGGCATTTATGACGGCGTCGGCTATGACGCCGCCAATGTGTTGGCCGCCGGAATTATGTTCGGATTAACGCCGCGTAGTCGTCCCTGGTTCAAACTGGGGTTTGAGGATGCGGAACTTTCAGACTGGGAACCAGCGAAGTATTACCTGGATGACGCCACACAAATTCTATATACCGGCTTCTCGCGCAGTAATTTCTATAAGTCGGCGCATTCACTATATGCGGAGTCCGGCACGTTCGGCACCGGCGCAATGGGGCTTTGGGAAGACCGGAACAAGATGTTTCGCACGAAGAGTTTCACCATCGGCACCTACGCCCTTGGTACGGATGCGTACGGCGGAGTTAATCAGTTCTGCCGCCGCTTGACGATGAACCCCTGCCAGATGGCGCAGCAGTTTGGCTACGAGAATCTGAAGAAGTCCACGCAGCAATTGGTGGACCGAATGGATCATAAAAGCGCAATCACGGTGTATCACCTGATTGAGCCGAACACACAGACCTTTGATGAGGCGTATTTGGCGCAGGACCTTGCGTACCGGGAATACTACTGGGAAGAATCGGCCGATAAGGATCAGCCGCTGAAGGTCGGCGGGTATCATGAATTTCCGATTATGGCCCCGCGATGGATCAATCCGAATGACGGCGTGTACGGTTACGGCCCCGGCTGGTTCGCCCTGGCGGAGTCCAAAGGTTTGCAGCTGTTAACTGAAGATTTTTACGTCCTGGTTGAAATGATGCTGAAGCCGCCTTTGGCCGCGACGACCTCCGCCCATCGGTCCGGCATTAATTTCTTTCCCGGCGGCGTGACCATTGTGGAAGATGCGAATCCGAACGGCGCGGGCGTTCGCCCGATTATGCAGGTGAATCCGGATTTGACAGGTTTTCTGAACCAGCGCCAGGACAGTCGCCAAATTATCAAGCGCCGCTTCTTTGCGGATTTGTTTATGATGCTGGATAGTTTGGAAAAAGGACAGATGACGGCCCGCGAAGTGATCGAGCGCAGCCAAGAGAAGATGACGATGATCGGCCCGAGTATTGAGAATTATCAGGATGAGTTTTTAAAACCATCCATCGATAGAGCTTTCGCGATTGCGAACCGGTTGGGGTTGCTGCCTCCTCCTCCCCCTGAGCTGGAGGGGAGAGAACTCAAAGTGGAGTTTATCTCCCCTCTATCACAGGCGCAGAAGATGTCCGGTCTTACCGGGCTGGAACAGGGGATGGCTTTCATAATGAACCTGGCGCCGATGTTTCCGTCAGTCCTTAAGAAGGTTAAACCGATTGAAGTGGTGGACCGGTATTGGGACGCCCTGGGCGTTCCGGCTGGGAACCTTAACACGGATGATGAAGTCAAGGCTCTTGAAGCCGCCGAACAAAAACAAGTCCAGGCGCAGCAGATGGCCGCGCAATTCGATCAGGCGGCGCAGGTGGCCAAGAATCTTTCATCGGCTGACATGTCCGGTCAAAATGCTCTGACGGCTCTCGTTGGCACGCCAGCGCAAGGCGGCCTTGGCGGGCAGCAGCAATGAGAAAAAAGCCGGATGAGGTGGCCGAAGAATTACGCCAGGAGATTCTGGCCGAATACCGCCGACGTGATCAGGATGATTTGCTGGCGGTGTTGTCCACCGTAGAAGGTCGCCGGTTGTGGAGCCGGATTATCGGACACACCAAATGGTTCGACGCGCCGATGATCTACGGGAATAAGCGGGATGATATTGAAGTGGGCCGCCGCTCTATCGGCGGTGACCTTTACGCAATGGCTGCACAGGAGCTCGGTCTTAAAGGACTGGAACTGATTCAACTGGCACAACGGGAGTACGTCGCTACTCAAATTGAGCAGCAGACTCTAATAGACATCAAACTTAAATTATTGAAGGAGGAAACACCCACATGAAGAACAGCACAGCCGTCCACGATCTGGACGCGAGCAAAGACCTGTTCGGATTTCAACTACAACGCTTTGCCGAAGGCGCTCCTGACGGTGGTACCCCGCCAGCTGCTGACCCGCCCGCAAGCGCAGACCCGCCCGCAAGCGCAAATCCGCCCGCGACTCCTGACCCAGCGCCACCTGCTGCCGAACCTCTGGCAACCCCGGACCCGGCACCTGCTGCGCCCGTTATTCCTGAGACGTATGAATTCAAATTGCCGGAGAACTATGAGATCCAACCGGAAATAAAAGCTGAGTTTGAAGTCTATCTTAAGGCGAACAAAGTGCCCCAAGAGCAGGCGCAGGCGCTGATTGATATTCAGATAAAGAATGAACAGCGGCGCGAAGCGATGGTTGCGGAGTACGAACGAACGGAATTGGCCAAGACGGTGGCGTATCTTGGCAGCGGCGCACAACGCGCCGAACGCGAAGAAGCCATCGGCCGGGGAAAATCCGTGCTTGATCCTACCGGTGAATTCATGGCCCTGTTAGATGAAGCCCGTTTGGGTGGAAATCTGATTGTGGCCAAAACGCTGGAGTCTATCGGTCGCCGTGCCAAAGAAGGCGTCTTTGTGTCGGGGAATCCCGCGCAAGGCGATAAGACGTGGAGCGAAACCATGTACGGGGATAAATTGGCCCCAAAAAAATAACAAGGAGATGATTTAATTGGCTATTCTAGCAGGTATGGATACTTTAGTAGACGTCGCCCGCCAGACGGGTCCTGACGGCAAACCGATGCGCATTGCGCAGGTGCTGGAGCAAAAGAATGACATCATGCTTGATGCTCCCTGGTATCCCACGAATCAGTCCATGTCGTCCATCGCGACGTTGGCCACCGGTGAACCGGCCGGTGCCTGGATCGGGTTTAACGAAGGCGGCGCTGTTGAAAAGCCTTCGACCGAACAAATCACGGACACTTGCGGCATGCTCGAAGCCTGGTCGGAAGTGGAATGCAAGATTGCCGACATCAGCGGCAACCGTGACAAGTATCTTGAAAGCCGCGACAAAGCCTTCATCGGCGGTCTGTCGAAAACCATGTGTTCGGCGCTGATTTACAACAACGTGGCCACCGATAATCCGAAGGCGTTCCAGGGGCTGCATCCTCGTTTCGCCTCTACTTCTACCGGGCGCGGTAAAGATCAGATTATCAAAGCCTTAGGCGCTCAAGGCGACAATACGTCGATTTGGTGTATCGCCTGGGGCGAAGACAAAGTTCACATGCTCTATCCGAAAGACTTGCCGTCGGGTCTTGATTACGACTTCAAAGGCAAAGTGACCATGGAACCGGCCACCGGCAAACGCATGGATGTCTATCGCGGCAAGTATGACTGGTACGCAGGCCTGGCGATTGTTGACTATCGCTGCGTCGTTCGTATTGCGAACATTGACGTGTCGAACCTCTTGACGGCCGGGGACACCTCGGACACCTCCGCCAACATCGAGAAGTACATGTCGATGGCGCTTGACTATCTGCCGGACACCGAAGGCAATGTGTGCTTCTACATGGGTAAAGACGTAATCAGCATGCTGCGCGTCAAACTCATGAACAAGTCGAACACCCACCTGTCCGTTAGCGATTGGGTCCGGGGCGATACGCTCTTGCGCCGTGGCCGGATGTCCTTCATGGGCTTCCCGATCGGGCGCGTGGACCAGATCCTCAAAACCGAAGCCGCCATCTCGTAGGGGGTGAAATAAATGGTATTTGCATGGGGAAAAGCGGACATGATCCGCATGTTAAAAGAAGCCTTTGGCGCCACCGGCGGTCACGATCACGACGGTGTGAATTCTACCTTGGTCGCAGGCGGAGTGACCCTAACGGGTGCGCAAACCCTGACGAACAAAACGTTGACGTCTCCCGCCATCAACGGTGGCACGTCAACGGGTAAATCGATCGTGACGGCCTACGCCGCTGACGGAGCGATTGCGATTGCCAGCGGCGTGGCCAAACTAACCAAAGGGTCTGCCGGTGCTTACACGTTGGCCGCACCGGCGGCCGGTGATGACGGTGTGGTTATGCACATTGTGGCCGGCACGGACTTCGCCCACGTCGTCGCGATTGCGACAACGTCCCTGCTCGATGGTACGAACACCGCGAAGGGCAAATGCACCATGGCCGCGTACACCGGCAGCGGCATCACGGTTGTGGCTTCCGGGCAGAAGTGGCTGCTTCGTAGCAACGTAGCGGCAACGCTCGCTGCATCTTAATAAAAAAGGAGTGATAGACCCATGATGGAAGATAAATTTCTATTTATGGCGGACGCGCAGGCGCTAACCACGCAGGCAACCGTGGATTCCACCAACGTTCTCGACCTGACCAAGGACGGCGACATGATGGGCAAACAGCCCTGGTGGGTTGTGCGGGTGAACACCCTGTTTACCTCTGAAGGTTCCGCCACATTGGCAGCCAGTCTGCACACGGCAAGTGTCAGCAGCTTCGAGCAGATTGGCCAAATGGCCTTGGCTGCTACCGCTCTTAGCGCCTTGACGGCCGGAGCGGTCCTGGTGAAAATGCCGATTCCGTTCGGCGTGAAACGCTATGTGAAGACCGTGTTTACGGTTGGCGCTGCCGCGATGACCGCCGGTAAGATCGATAGCTTCATCACATTCGAACCCGAAAACTACTAGGAGGGGTTTGTGATGAAATTTATCGCAACGGCTGATTCAGTAGGAGCCAAGTTCTACCGTAAAGGCGAAGTCTATGAGTTTGTGAAAGACGCGCCTTCGAAACACTTCGAGCCGCTAACCGGACCTGCGCCGGTAAAACCGGTTGCAAAACCCGAAGTGATTGTACCGATGAGTTACGCGGCGATGACCGTCGCGGAACTGGCCGCCGTCGCCGAAGAAAAAGGCGTCGAGATCCACGCGAAATGGAACAAAGACAAAATCATCGAGGCCCTGGTTGCGGCCGACGTTCTCGGATAGTAGCTGCGAGGGGAGTGTGTTCACTCCCCTTTTTTAAGGAGGTCTACCATGGCCATCAGTAAAGTTGCAATCTGTAACCAGGCACTGGCCAATTTGGGCAAACGTTCCATCGCGGCCCTTGACGGCAGTGATGAATCCGCCCGGCAGTGTGAACGGTTTTATGATACGACACGGGATGCGGTGCTTCGCGATTACCCGTGGTCCTTCGCCAAACGCCAGGTGGCGCTGGCGCTCTTGTCTAATGAAAGTGTGATTGGTTGGGATTATGTGTACGCGTATCCCTCAGATTGCGTGCGGGTGTGTAAGGTGTTTACGGAGGGATCCTATGATCCGTTCGGCGGAGAAGAGTTTGAAGAGTTTAATGTTGGCGGCGCGCTCTGCGTGGTCTGTGATTTGTCGGAAGCCTATGCCGAATACACGATGCGAATTATCGACGTCACGTTGTTCGACGCGCAATTTATCAAGGCATTGGGTTTTGCACTGGCGACTGATTTAGCTGTTCCGCTTACAGGTGATGCCGCCAAACGCAATGACATGCTTAAACTTTATCAAAGCGTGCTGCCGATAGCCAAGGTGTCAGCCGCAACCGAACGTAATAAAAAAAGCCAGTTTTCAACCCGCTATACGGGAGGGCGCTGGTAGTGGCCGCCCCGGTCTGGGTTCTTCAGTCGTCGTTTGCCGCCGGGGAAGTGTCGCCTTCGATGATCGCGCGGATATAGCCCGGATAGTCCGGTGAATTGACCGTGGGCAGGAACGTGAGGTTCACGCCGAACGGCTTGTCGGTG